GCCCATGTAATAGGAGCCGTCAATAATAACCACCAGTGTTCATTACCCTAAGCGCGGAGCCTGAGTGACGATCCTTGTTGTCCTGCTCTTGGATGTCTCCTACAGCAGTTTGAAATCCAGTAGCCCACAGAGGAAGCCTGGCATCATTCATAATAAAAGGTTCTGCTTCCATCAACGACCCGTACAAATAAATATCTGGCGCGTTAGTAATTACCCAGTTAGTAGGAGCGGCATCAGACAAAGCAGGAAAAGTTTCGTAGAACAACATCTCGATAGTTTGCACGCTGTCAGGTTTCGGTCCTAATTGCAACTCATTAGCAATCACAGTATAGAACTTAGGCGTACCACTGGATGAGCCTCCATACAGCCTGTCAAATATTTCTGGGGTGACATACTGCATTGGAGTTACTGGGGTTGTATTAATCTGCACATTACGCATCTGAACAAAGCGCGCAGGCAATGCAAGGTTCTGCTGACCTGCAACAGTAGATGCAGTCTGCTTAGACTCCATAGCACGAATACGGAGAACCCGATTAAACCGAGCCTCCGCTAGTGCAATAAACTCAGGTATGCGGTCAGTCAGATCGTCACGATCTAACCAGTTTGCTACCGCAGTTTTGAGTTCTGTGTAATTAGATATAGCCATTAACTGTTCTTACTTGCAAACCATACTCGGTTGTTAATAATAGGCAGTTGGTTATTACCAGTGAATGTAGGTTGGTATAGCCACATAATTAAATCCTCGTAGGAGTTGTCCTAAAGTATTTGTTATCAGGGTCGTTGAGGTATTTCTTAAGTAGGTTACTGTCTTTTTGAATCATACCGTTGGTATCTTTCATCCATTGTTCCCATACGTTAATAGGAATAGACGCTACTCGTATACCTTCGCCCATTTTACCAGGAGTCTTTTTGTCTCCGTAGTTGTTGTAATCAATCTTGTTGTTTTCCAGAATAGATGAAACGTCTTGATAGGTCTCTAGCGTAAATCCGCCGTCATCTTCTGGAATAAACTTTTGCCACCGCTCCGCTGATTTCTTAGACATGGTATCTCTTGTTCTCTCCTCTGCAAATTTCTGCCATTTGCTCTTGTAATGGCTTTTGCTTTTTAGTCTTTTCCTTTCTTGGCTCTTTTTGTTTTAGTGCGTCTTTTAATTGTTTTCTTGCTGACATATTCCTTTTCTCTAAACCAAAGTGTAAGTATCCATTTCTCGCCAGTATCAGGCGGCAAGCCCATATGTGTTGATAGTGGATGTGCTTTCTTGTTTTCGTCTAGGTTTCCAAACAATAAGATTCTTCCTTGTATTGCTTGTATCATAAAGCCCAAGTAAGGAAATCCTGTAGAACCACCGTCTGAATCATTGAGATACAAAATAATGGTTGCGGCTCGGTTGCCCGTGTGATCCACGTTGTACATATCGTGGACTTTTTCTTCATCTGTAAATGCGTCTGTATGCGGCTTGTACTCTTGACCAACCTCATACCGCTGTATTGTTGCTGGCTCTGCGTGGGACAATGGAACTCTAGCAATACTTGCAAGCCTTTCTAGTATGCCGTGTATAACTAAATCTTCATTGTGTTGCGCGACAGTTCCAGTGCTTGTACGCATTGGGTCTAATTTCTGAGTACCGTCTATGTTGACTCTGTTCTCTTGTAGACCTTTTCTTTTTGCAAATTCTATAATGTACTGACACTCATCTGGTGTTACTACATTATCCTGTACAACTATTGTGGGTATTGAATTATATATAAACATAATAGGATCAGGGGGCCAAAGCCCCCATCACCATACACCTTACGATACGTTTTTGATGATACCGTTGCCGTTACCATTCTTAGCGCGAAGCCCGTACTCAGCAATCATCATCTGTTTGATGTTGTCGCCAGTTTTAGCAAGGGTTTCGGTTTTGAAAGGACGGAGGTAATCAAGCGACCACAGATCGTAGTCGATGACGTACACTCGGTTAGCAAGGCAGAAACGGTTCGGCACAATCTTGAAAGTGCCAAAGTCCGTCACGAGAACGTCCACCGCGTTAACCGCAGTAGCCGCGCCGTCGCCAACATTCTTCTGAAGGTCTGCAACCACCGAAGCGCCAAGACCAGAAATGGACTGCTTCAGAGCGCCAGAACACATCATAATGTCAGGCGTACCGCCCAAGTCCCAGATGCGTGACACAACTTCGTTAATCATGTCAAGCGTCAGGGCAACAGCAGGGGTCGTGCCAGCCGCCGCAACGGTAGAACCGTCAGGGCCAGGAGCAGGCGAACCAGTACCGTTGTTGACAAGACCGACAACGGGAGAAGCGCCACCATCAAGAATCGGAGACGTACCAGCGGAAGTCGTACCAATCCAAGCGTTGAACGCACCCGTTGCGCGTGCCGCCGCAGGACCACCAATAGCCGCACCAGCAGATTTCACGGTGTCATCGAGAAGCATCTTCTCCATGTCACGCTTGATTTCTTTAGCGCGTTTTGCCAGTTGGTAAGCCTGCGAAGAACGACGACCAGCAAAGTCAACCGACTCGGCAGTGCCACTCGTCATCACAGTTTTGTAACTGATCTGCGTGTAGTTGCCAAGACGACGCGGCTCGCTCACAGCAATCGGATCGGGGTTGTCACCTTCGACCTGACGGTTAGCGGCGGCGGCTTGCAGTTCGTCGGTCTGCCACTCAAAGTAAGTGTTGTCAGCAGAGCCTTTGCCAATGCCGTTCATAAACGGCGTGTCCATCGGACTAATGTTATAGATAATGTCGGAGAGGTCTTCTCGGATGCCTACGGCTCCGTAAGTCTCCCGCGTGTTAGTAGTTGCGGCCATGTTAGCCTCCTATATTAAAGTTCTACAAAATCCTCAAACAGACTAGCCGCATCTTCTGGCTTGCCAGACTGTTTAAGACGCTTCATGGATGCAATACGTTTTGATCTTGCGGTGTCTTGCTTTTTATTACTGCCTTTGCCTGACCGCACCACTTTGGGTTTATTCTTAACCTTCTTTGCTTTAACATCGGACTTTTGAAGCGCATCATATTTTTGCGCTTTCATTAGAACAATAAGTGATCTATGGTCAATCAAGTCTTTTAACTCTTGCTGAGTAAAGCCTTGTTCAACAGCATAGGAAGATATTTCAGAAGCGATCTTGCTACGTTTATCTGAGTCACCCCATTCAGGTACAGCCTCTACTAGTCGCTTGTATTCTTCCTGAACAGCCAGTTTACGAACCTTCTCGATCTCTGCTTCCTGTCTCTGTTGCTCTTGATACTGTTGGGCTTGCGCTTGCCGCACACGTTCTTGAGCATCACGAAACTCTTCTTTCTTAGTCACAAATGCAATGGGGTCTTCTTCTCGAAGTTGCTCCCAATTAATTTTTGCATATTGTTCTAGTCCAGCCATTTGGTTTTGAATAACTTGTCCAAGTGCTGAAATGTATTGCTGACGCTCCGCTTGTGCTTGGGAAATTTCGTTAGCCCACTGCTGTTGCAGTTCAGCCATTTGATTCCTTTCGCTTGCAAGTTCTTGCGTTTTACGAGTATAGTCAGACTGTCGGGAGTACCCTTTAATAAGTTCGTCAAGGCTAACTTCCATCTCTTCTCCGTCAACTTTAACGGAATAGACTTCCTCAACCTCTTCTTGCTCATCTTCGTCAGACTCTTCCTCTTCAGATTCTTCCTCAGATTCCTCTTCGGCTTCTTCTTCAAGGACATCCTCTTCCAATGGTTCGTCTTGAGTTTCCTCAGTAGACTCTTCAACATCTTCAGCAGGGGCGCTTTCTTCGGCTTCTGGTTTTTCCTCTGCAGGTTCCAATAATCCTAGAAAAGCATTTTGTGCTTCGGCAACACTGCCGGGTACAACGGGGCGCGGGTCAATGGTATCCGCCATAAAATTCTCCTTAGATGTGGTATTCCTTAAGTTTCTTAGCCATCTCTCCAGTTTCAACAATACTGGTTAGATGAAGGCGTAGTCGCTCAAGGAGTCGCAAACTGAGCCAAGCCTGTTCTCGGCTCTCGACTTCTTTCACACTTGAGTTATACCAAGTGTTATGTAATTCTTCTGCTAGTGTGTCAAACGCTTCGTTATATAGTGGGTCGTTAAGTAAGTTTTTCGCTCTGTTCTCTCTATCCACCAATCAACACACCTCTGTTTTGTTCTCTTTCTAGCGCAAGTTCTGCGGCTTTTAATTGAGCATCTACCGCCGCTTCTTGTGCATCCTGTTGAACTTTCATCATCTTAACTTGCAGTTCACCTTGCTTGATTTCAAGTTCTTTCATCTTAGCCTGCTGTTCCATCATAGCCATCTGCTGTTCTGGGCTAGGCTGTTCTGGTTGCGGCGGAGGCGGGGGAGTAAGGAAGTCATCAACATTCTGATAGCCCATAGCCTTAACCAATGAAGCGCCAAGATTGTACATATTCTGCGGGGTGACAATCGGAAGCCCACCAGACATCGCTTGTGCCGCAAAAGATATCATCTGCGACAGGTGAGCCATCTGCTGATCTTTAGAGCCGTTGCCCAAAGCAACGGACACCGTGCAGTCCATCTTGTCATTCCAAGCGTCAGGACGTACAGGAATCCACTGGTTGCGTAACATAACTACTCGCTCTTTGTCTTGATACTTAATCAGCAATTCGTAGATGGTACGCATCAGTTCTTTAACGCCTGTCTCCGCGAACTGACGGGCAATTAACTCAACCCTTGACTGAGCATTGGTCATCACCGCATTAACGGCTGTGGCCGTTGTGTGGCTTGTCAGCGCGTCTGCATTGATGCCTTGCGTGTTTTTATTAACTCCACTTCGAGACTCTCGCACCTGATCGAGATACTCAAGCATCTGGAATGAGTACGGCTCAAGCGGAGGTGTAGCCAAAGGCATAATTGCGTTAGGCGATTTAACACGAAC